GTCCCTCCAATCGTCATTGTTTCTGAGGGCAACTTCAACTTCACACAGTGGGGAACCTCACAGTCAGGTGCCCACTCGTTTGAGTTTGAGTTAGGCTACTGGGAACTCTAATTAGGATAAGAGACCGATAGGAGTCCTCTAGGGGGAGATTATGATCCTGTCCTCAGGATCTGGTCTTCCCCCTAGCTAGGAGTGGGAGCCTCATGGCTACTGGACAGACGATACTCGACATCATGGAGGCTTTACACCCGGAGCTACAGCTTCAATCTGGGGAAGCCGATGTGACACGAGGATTGCTGATCCTGAATGCCTCCCAGGATCTCTTCGAGTCTCTCGTTGTGCAACACCCAGATGTGCTGGGTGGTGCAGTCTCATCAGTCACGACAACGAAGGATACTGAATCGACAGCCTACCCTACCGGTCTCCTACGGCTTGACGGTCTAGACTTTATTGACTCAAGTACCAGCCGTCCTATATGGCCGCTCATCACTCTTCGTAGGAGAGGTGGCCATCGTTACAGACAAACGTGGCTGCTAAATCTCTCGTCAAGTTCCAACACCACAGGCAAGCCTCGAGCGTATTGGACGAATGGGACGAACATTTATTGGGAACCAGAGCCTAATGGTACACACACCATTCGTACCTATGGGTTCGCAGCGGCCTCAGATATCACAGCGGCCGGTACCTTTGCTTATCCAGATATCGTGATGCTCCCGCTTGCGATTCTGGCGGTGAAGATACTCAGACTGGGTCTCGACGATCCTACGCAGGACTACACGAACCTTGCGAATAAAACTCTCAATCCAGCAATCGATGCGCTTTCCAGCTTCAACCGTTCTGGCGCGCGTGGAATGATGTATGACTATGTCCACTCAGAGTAACCGTAAGGTTGGTGGTCTTCGAGGCGGAGGTACACACTAATGGCAACAGTTACCCTGACGAATACGTCTGCGAATCTGTCAGGTAATACGCTCTTGCTTGAGGAGAGGGACGCGACGATTACGGCCAACCATACGTTTAACAGGTCGCCGAGCGCTCCCTTCACGGTGACCTCTGGCTCGGCCGTCGTCACGAATCTCGATGTCGACAAGCTCGATGGCCAGACTGGCACCTACTACACCAACGCGGTGAATGCCACTAACCTTAACAATCTCGCAGACCTTATTATCTCAATTGAGGTATTTACCTAATGGCTGCTTTTTCTAAAGTCCTCCTCTCCGATTCAACCCAGGGCAGGGGTATCAAGGTCGTGGCCACCTCGACAGCTGGCACGGCTATCCATAGCACTGGCACGTCCTCATCGATTCAGGACGAGCTATGGCTATATGCGTTCAATAGTCATACAGCCGACGTGCTCCTGACCGTCGAGTTTGGGAATGCCACAGCGCCTGATAGTAATATCACGATCACGATCAAATTCGACGAAGGGCTATTCTTAGTGGTACCAGGCCTTATTCTGACGGGGAGCGGCTCAGCAGCTGCTACGGTGAAGGCGTTCGCGGCTACAGCTAACGTGGTAACCATTACTGGATATGTGAATCGGATCACGTAAGGATGAGTCTCATTCTTCGCACGCAGCTCATCGAGGCCTTCCTGGGCGACCAGGAGGATATTCATGGGCTGACGTTGCCAGATGTCTTCAGCTCCGGTGGGTCGAAGAACCTCTGGGTCAACCAGTACGGACGTGCGAAGAAGATCGATGGATACTCGAAGCAGAACTCGTCAGCCGTTACGACAGATACAGGAACCTCCACAACCATGGTGCGGGCTCTGTTCCCGTACAAGGGGACGGAGGGCGGCTCTGTCGCGCGAACGCTTCTCGGAGTCTTCGACGATACGGTCAACGAGATCGAACTCTATAAGTCTACAGATGATGGGTCTAACTGGACATTCGTCTTTGACTGGGGCTCTACGGTCGTAGGTCAGGTCCCAGACTTTGCGCAGTTCGGGGACGATCTCTATATCACGACTGGGAAGACTGTCCCCAAGAAGTGGGATAACTCCACGCTCGCCACTGCTGGTCGAACACAAAGCCCGACACCTACATCAGCACTCTCATCTTCTGCAGGTACGTTATCTGGGACTTACACCTACAAGCTTCTGAGTCTGGTCTTGGGTGCGCGCCAGGCTGGGTCGGCTTCGGCGACTGAACTCAGTGTTGAAGACTTGCAGGTAACCCTCACCTGGACAGCGGACACAAATACGAACGTCACCGGCTATGAGATCTATCGCACGTCTGGGTCCGGCAAGTCATTCTACTTAGTTGATTATGTGGATGGGCGCACAACGTCCTCCTACACCGATAACACCCCTGACAGGACCATCCTCGAGCACCGCCTTATGGAGGAGCACGGGGACGCCCCTCCCACCACCTACTTCTGCGAAACGCACAAGAGCCGTATGTGGTGGGGACGACAAGATGCCAATCCCACACGTGCCTACTTCAGCGACTTTGGCCTCGCAGAGGACGTGCTTTCGGACAACTTTCTAGACTTCAAAGACTCCCAGACTGTTGGCGACGTGATGACAGGCATGCTGGGTAATGTGAATGGGCGCTTGGTCGTCTTTACAGAGCAATCGATCTGGACCGTGAGCGGAACTGGAGCTGTCACAGGTATCACTATAGATTGGTCTCGTAAGCGCTCGAAGGCTCAGATTGGCTGCGTCAGCCACCGCACGGCAGTTCAGCTACCGAAAGGTGCTCGTTACACCGACCAAACTGGTCTGTTTCGTGTACTCCCAGAATCCACAGTGGCCTACCTCACGCCGCTGGGAGACATTCGAATATGGGATGGTGACAATGACACCGTCATCTCTCACGCAAAGAAGAGCACACTCGAATCTATTAACTACAATGGGCGAGCAAACTCGTATGCCATGCACGACGTGAGTCGATCCGAGGCCACATGGGTGTTTGCCACGGGCAGCAATGTCGACCCCGATACCGCGGTGACCTGGAACTACCGTTGGGGCATTTGGTATACGCGCGAGTGGCCATTCGGGCATATCACGTATAGTGAGAACTCTACGACCGCCTCCCTCGTAATCGGTGGGAGTCGAGCCACAACCACCGGAGGTTTCGTCTATAAGCTGTGGGATGGAGATGACTTCGACGGGGTATCGATAGAGGCTGTCCTCATGACGAAGCCTCTCTATGGTCGAGACGATAACGACCTGAAGGCGATGAGTCACACGAAGAGGTTCCGATGGTGTGACTTCCTGTTTGAGACAAAGCAGACGATTGCCCTCACGATCGAGTGGCTGAGCCGAGATGCGACGGACGATGCTGCAGCGCTTGGGTCGTCAACTCTCACCCCGTCTGCAGTCACGGTGTTGAGTAGTGACGGAGATACGATCGTGTCAACGGAGCCTGCAGACCTCCTTGTCTCATCTCTCTCGAGTTCTCTGCGCGTGGTACTCAAAGACTCTAATGGGAACTATGTACACGACCAGGGCATACGACTTCGCATTGGCGACAATGCGGCGACGGGCTCGTGGTCGCTCGAGGGGCTTAACCTGGCGTATCAGATATTACCCGGTCTTCAACGGAGGATGCCATAATGTTCGCAGAAGATGTTGAATTACAGGATCTACTCACAGGGAATATTCTCAGAGGGGTACTTGACCCTCTCACAAAAGGTAACAAATCTACCGACTACAAGTACAGACCATTCGACTATCTCCCTTCTTCTAGTAGAAGACTCCTAGAGGATGCGCACGATCGCCAGGACAGACAACAGGACAACACGTCTCTTGGTGGCTTTGGGGCGGGAATCCTGCAAACCGCACTCCCACTTATTCTAAAGCGCCTACTCGATACTGGAGGAGAACCAGAATCAGCAGGCATTTATGGACAGATAGGAGCCCTCTAGAGGGTTGAGTTAAATGTCGGAGCGTTTGATCATCGAACTGCCCAACTTCGACGATGTCGAGCGTGAGACGGGGACGGAGACCCGTAACGCTCTAACTCTCATATGGAGTATACTTAACCAAGAACTCTTGCTACGC